CGATAAGCTAAATATTAGTGATGTATATCGAACCATCAATTTATCCGCAATAATCGATACTCTTGTACAAAGGTTCTGGAAATGGCGATAAAGATGTAAGATAAAAAAGTCTGTCCTTTATATGAGTGTGTGACTTGTCCATTTTGTGTTGACCGTAAGATATTTGGAAGGTACAGTCCATATGTGTCTCAATTTGGCGCCAAGCTTTAAATCCTTATTGGATTTGGTTGACACTCTAAATATATATAAACATCATGAGCCTTGGTTCATGTCTATTAACTCTCGATGTCGCCAACATACGTTGTGTTTTGACTGTAAACTGTCACTTAGGCAATGGTATACTATAGACGAAAGAAACGACATGACTAAATGGGATAGCAATGAAAAATGTTATGTGGACGAATAAGTGTATAGTTGTAATGGATATATTAGTAAAAATAGGTTTTGAAGTAGATTATACCACTTCGCAGAGTTTTTACAATAGATGTTATAGTTCGTGTTACGGTTGTATATTTTACCGCAGTATATACACGTAGACTAAAATGAGGATTTTATGATAGAGGCTTTTGGTATAGCTGGAGCTATCTTATTGGCGTTGTGTGCTGCTCCTCAAGCTATTTTATCTTATAAGCAAAAGCACTCTAGTGGAGTTTCATCAACTTTTTTATCAATGTGGTTTTTCGGTGAGATATTGATGTTAGCATACGTTGCTATAGTATCTCCTGATTGGATTTTGATATCTAACTATATATTGAATATAGTTTTAGTGGGTGTTATTATATACTACAAAGTTTTTGGGGTAGAACCATGAATCCTTTAACTGTATTTTGCATAGGAATAGTTGGTAATGTACAGGTAATAGAGATTAATCATCAGAAAGTTTTTTTAAAAGATCAAGTCGTGCCATGTGAATGGCGACATCTATATAGCGACGATGAACAGCTGGAAGGGTATTTAGTGGAAGAAGAAAATATAGTGCAAGATGACTCGCAGCTAATTTTTACCGAGAGCGACTACCCGCCCAACGCAAATGGTGACCATACTCAAGATCAAATTAACGACATGATGAACCGTTGGATTGACTATAAAAATAGCCATGATCCGGATTATTTTTCACGTGGTTATGATTCGATTTTTAATGAATATAGAATGGAAGTTTGTTGGTTTACCAGCAATATAATACCAGATAGTTTGTTGAATTTATTTACATACGATGCCTGCACATCTTATGTGGTTACGAAATGTAAATATACTCATAATTCCGTAGGTAAAGAAATACCTTGCGAATAACGATAGGTTAACTTATGAATACTATGGTTGTAGTACTGATAATATCTAACTTTTGGGTGCAAGCTCATGAGATAGATAATGGCAAGCATAATTACCTTTTAAAAGGATGGATGAACTTAACTGAGAACGATTGCGGAGTTACGCATCTAGTATCTTACTCAGGACCAGCATTACCCGTAGATGATAGTAAGAAGTTCTATGCAGAGATTCTAGCAGAATGTACCATGGAAGATAGTACAGATGTGAGATACCGACTGTGCGAAGCGGTGTCTATATCCTTTTGACGGGGTGAGTTATGGCTCAAATAACTATGGTAACATACTCGGTAGATGTTACAGATCCAGATGGTGTAATACATTCAGCAGCAACTACCGACTCGTTCGAAGAAGCTATTATAGCTTTGATCGATAACCTAGATACCATAGAGGTTGGGTATTCAGTTAAGTTAAACGCAACCTTAAAGAACTATGTAAAGTTGTCGGACATTTTATCTACAAACTTCACGACTACTGCAAATAAGCCACATAGATCGAAACTTCGCCTAGTTAGATGATATCTACAACCATATACTTAGGTTTGCAATAGTCAGAGTCTACACAGTAATGATTCGACTCTTTGGTTAGTCTGTGAGTGTGTCCCCATAGAAAATAAGTGAAGTTAAATTCTTCCTTTAAGACTTTGTACATACCTTCTGGTCCGGCGAACTGCCAGTCTCTCGCATTATCTGTTGGCCGCACAGGAAAATGAGACACAAATACACGTGTGGTGTCCTCTGGTGTTAGTAGTTGTAATGAAGTGTCTAGTTCGTAATATAATGCATGGCTAAGATAGTGATGAAACATCGAACCGTTTATATAGTTTGGTATCCAATTCCCGTCGTTCGTAGGAGGATTAGTACTTTGGTACCACATAGTGTGTCCTACGATGGTAACACCATCATCAAATCTATACGGACCATCGAGATCCAAGAAATGTATTTTGTTGCTTTGTAGAACTTCCACTATCTTAGCATAATTCAGTTTGAAGTCCTGTCGCTTACGGTTTTTACCGCACCAATAGTCGTGGTTTCCGAGTGTAACCAAAATAGGTAAGTTAGGTATATACTGTCGAAACATATTGGTTATAGTGCGTACTGAGCGGTATCCATTTTGGCCCCCGCAAAAATCGCCAGCAAACACCAATGCTTTTATATCTTGTTCTACTATATTTAAAGCTATTTGTTTAATTAGCTTTTCGATATGCTTCGGGTTAGTTAGACCAATATGCCAATCGCTTGCGAGTATAATTTTCATGATATAGGGTACCTTTATATAAGCTATTTGTAATTCTACCCAGCAGGACATTAATATGGCCAGTAAAAAGTTCTTCGTAATAGATGCAATGAACCTCATATATAGGTGCTACCACGGATTTGGAGCTCAGAAACTATCCACTTCTAGTGGTATACCGACTTCCGCTATCTTAGGTTGCACAAAATTCCTGCTTAAACTTATAGCAACTGAGAGACCAGATTATCTTGCTATAGCATCTGATCCGTCGACTGTAACTTTTAGACATGATCTGTATGATGGATATAAAGCGACTCGCAGTGCTATGCCGGACGATCTTTCACCGCAAATCCAATACGTTTACAGACTTTTCGAAGTACTCGGTTGTCCAGTTATAAAATCTGATTCACTTGAAGCCGATGATATTATTGGAAGTCTTGTCACGCAGTTTAAAGGCGCGGATGTGGAGTGTTATATAGTTTCTGGAGATAAGGACTTTATGCAGCTGGTAGATGATAAGGTAACCTTATATAGAACCAAAACTGGTGGTCAAGTCGACCTGTTAGATCCTGCGGGTGTCTATGCTAAGATGAGCTGTAATCCAGATCAGATAGTGGATTACTTGGCTATAGTAGGCGATACCTCTGATAATGTTCCCGGGGTTAAGGGAATAGGTGAGAAAGGCGCGGTATCTCTTATAAAATCATATAGTAATCTACAGAACATATACAACAACTTGGAAAAGATTACCAGCAAAAGATATCACCAAGCGCTAGTTGATAATAAAGATATGGCGTTCTTATCTAAAGAGTTAGTAACTATAAAACTAGACGCAGTACTTCCGTTTACGCTAGACGAGATGAAGTGTAACCCGGACGAAGTTCTATCTAGTATCGAGCTGCTAGAATTTCTTGAAGAATTGGAGTTTGATAGTTGCACCGATTCTATAAAAAGCAATATAGCTAGACGAACTAATTCTGCTGCTGTTAAACTTAGATTGGACTGATAAATACTGAACTTCGTTGGCGAGTTTTTAAAACATTGTATAATATATCCATGAGATGTTACGTTTTTATGTTTAATGTTTGTTAAGGAGTTTAAGATGAAACAGAGAGATGCAGTTTTCGAAGCCATTAAATCGATTCTTTCCGATGAGGACATGGTCGGTGCAGTGACGTTAACCAAAGATCAGCGTGAGCAAGTTGTTGCGAACATCATTTCTGGGTTGCAATCAGGTTCTATCGATTTGTCAGATAAAGCCCAAGGCAAATATAACAATGATCTAGCACAAATCAAGAGTTATGCCGTTGGTCTAGTTAACAATTGGCTTCGCAAAGATCCACGTTTAAACGGTGGAACTAAGCCGGAAGTTAAGAATCCCGGTTCTAGGACTGGTCAAGGCGATGCACAGCTCAAAGCGCTTAAAATTCTACGCAATCAACTTGTTAAGTCAGGTGAAAGCGAGAAACTGGAAGATGTTGATCTAGCTATCAACGAGCGCTTGCTAGAGATCAAGCAGGTGAAAGCGACTAGCAAACCTAAGAAAGCTCCTACTGTCAAAGAAATCGATATGAGTCAAGTGCCCAACGATCTTAAAGAGATGCTAGGAATCGCATCGTGAGTTTGGTGATATTATCCTTGCTGATCGTAGTGATAATTGTTTTCACTACGACAGCAGTTGGTTTGGCATTGAGCAAATGCGATTTTCGTAACCATGATGATAGGTTATAGATGGAAAGTTTATCGATTAATTTGGACGCTAGTTCAGTAACGGTTAAGGACCAACTACTCTTTATATTAAAAGAGTTAACTGGACAAACATGCACTACCATAATGACTTATTTTATGGAATTAGCAACAAGCGCGGTAAACTCTCCTTCTAACTGTCATCGCATGCGCTTTAACTCACCTAGTGGCAAAATGAGGCGCGAAACATTAGCGGGTGAGATCTTCTCTCCTAAGGTATTAGTTATTAGAGGTTACTATCCCAATACGCCTATATCATATAAGTTGTCATTGTTTGTACATCATCTGCCTGCAAGTAATACCGTTACTGTAGATGCGTGGACTGACATATTATACGTTAAAAAAACACCCCATAGGCAAGCAAATACTTTCAAGTCTTTGGTGGAAAGTAGCTTAACAGAGTCTATGTTAAGCCACGTCACTTATGATCCACCAGTAAAACAACCACGAATTTTAACTCCAACCGGAGTTAAATCACAACCATACCGCCGTAAGAAGGGCAAACGCGCGATAAGATAGACCTTAGGGGGAAATCGCGTGGGTAAGGTCATCTACATCGAAGAATACAAAACCAGAAAAAGAACTAAACCTCTTGATCCAGATCCTACCGTATACTGGGAACTAGTAATGCAGTTTCTTAAACGGCGACGCGAACGGCTGGATAAAGAGCGTAAAAGTAAAAACTTATCACTTGCATCCAAACTAAAGCCAAAGAAGAAAAAATGAACCCTTATATCAAGACCGAGATATACTTAGACGGTTTGAGCCGTTACGGATGTTGCGGTCATTTTCTAGAGGTATTTTGCTTACTGGATATAGTAGAAGATGATTACGTGAAGAGTTCACTTGCGACAATTGCAGATGGAGAATACGAATGGTTTGGCGAAAAAGTAAGTCGAATGATGATGGCAGCTTGCGCGATGCTTGTAATAACGTCTATCAAGATACGAAAAACGGTATCGCGGAGAACGACGTGGAAGAAACAAGAGTCGGCAAGTTAAAATTATCTTATGTTCCTGCAGATGTTTTGATACTTCTGTTTGGAGATTCTATAGACGACATGACTATGTTAAATAGTTTTGAAGCTCAAAAGTTAATCGAGTTTCTTCAAAAATATATAGACTCGTTCAAAAAATAAAACTACGTGATTTTACCAGGACTAACAACCATAAGACATATGGATATAGTACAATCGTTATTACAGGTATAATAACGGAGTATCCATATGTCTATTCTAGAATTAGCTTTATCTCATCGTATATTATCTAAAGAGAAAATATTTAATAAACATGGAGTTTGGAAATTAACTCGATATACTTGCAAATGTCCAACAGAAAATTGTAATAATTCTGTGTCGGTAGAAAAAATAAAACATATAAATAATAAATGTCGACATTGTGCCATGGTCAACAAACCTAAAGGTCATCCGCGATCATATATCATTCATACAACTGATATTAATAATACACACTTAGCTATAAGTAAAGCTAATCCTAAGCTTTTTATACGTGAAGAGAAGACTATAGATGGAAAGTCATATGTATCAGTTATGAAATGTAAAAATGACGGCTGTAATAATGAAATACGTTTACAGAACACGGACATCGTTAGAATGTGTAAAAAGTGTTGTAACAAGAAGAAGCCGCATGAAGGTACTTTTAATAGAGCACAATGTACGCGGAATAAAACTAAATCAAACGGTATAACTATTAAGTGGTTAATATCATACGAAGAATTCGTTTCATTATGTAAAATCTCTAATTGTCACTACTGCAATGTAAAGTTAAATAGAAACACACACCGCAGTGTAAATATAAATACTGCGGTGCTGTTAGATCGAGTAGATTCAAATAAAGACTACACTATAGATAATTGTGTACCGTGTTGCGTAAAATGCAATATCACAAAAAATGAACATCTCTCTTATGAAGAGATGATTTTAATAATGAAACATCGTGGATTATGGGTTGACAAAACTACGTGATTTTACCAGGACTGACGGACGTTTGCGCAGACGGCGAACCAGCTGTAGCTATGCCTGGCGATACTTGAGCTGAAGCTAATAATTCTTCAACTATCACTAAAGCTATGTCACTGATGGCAGCTGCTTGTTTTTGATAACTAGCAACTGCACTTGGATTTTGAGCTACCGCATCGGGAAACTCACGGTTAAAAGCTGCTATAAGAGCAGCTTCCATCTTCTTCTTCATTACTGCTGGTACTAAAGGCATATCTAACTCCTATGTTAACTATAGTATTATACCAGCTCGCAACGATCGCCTACGCATGCGTAACTTTTAGCACCCTCAGTATTATCTTCCATCTCATACTTACTAAGTTGTGTATAGTCTATTTTAGGCATTTTTTCTTCAATAATCTTGTATGTTTGCTCCGATATCTCTTCGTACGGAGCAAGCTCATATTTATGGTCAGAATAGTTTAAGAAGCTTACACCCTTTACTATCCCCCAATTATTGTATAACCACTGACCTACTGCTTCCCACTCATGTGTGCGGCAATACACCGTTAAACTACAGTTATGTTCACTCCATTTTTGCTGCATTAATTTATACAGTTTTAACTGATCGATTGCTGACACTGCTTCGCGGGTAATGGCGTTACTGGCTGCTGCAACGGGAAACTCAACTACCCAAGTCTTAGCATCTGGACCTTGGCCAACTTCAGGAACAAACGTGAAACCTTGATAACACATCATTTTAAACAAAGGATCCATGCTTGAGATACGGTATCTACGGATATAGTGTTTAGCAAACCTAGGATGCATACCGCTCGCTGAGTTAGTTAGTTGACTTACCGTACCCGAAGGTTTTCCGCAAGTTATGGCCGCTGGGACATTGATATTTAATAAGGCAGCCATATCTACTGCAGTATCATATGCCACACGTTTCATCTTGGTTAAATTTTCATCAGTTGTCAAATTTACGGCATCCATTATTCCAGTAAGCGATACCCCTAATAGTCTTTCTTCTCTGCAATTATCGGCCCACTCTGATCTTAGATACGGAAAGTAAGTAAACGTTGACTGTATAGTTCCTATAATAGTAGCCAGCCTAACCTTCCTTGATAATGATATAAAGGTATCATTTTCTCTGATTACTACTTCCGAAAGATTACACAGTTCACGATTGCGCAACAGTATCTCGGCGCATGGATTTATTCCCTGTATAAATTGAGCTTTTCGTCTCTTAGGTGCGTGTCTACGAGCGGCTTCTAGATTAAAAAACCCTCTTTCGCCTGTGCCCGATTCCTCTAATGCTTTCCATTCTTTTTGAAAATCTTCTAAGCTCGGTTTAGCATTATATACTACTGAGTTGTTGGCCATAGAGCGATATTCTGGAAAAGGCCAGTTCTTAGCATTGCGCATCTCTTCATCATCTATATCTGATAAACTGATTTCGCTAGATCTACGAACGCCTCCAACAATTACTATCTCCGCGATCTTATTACAGATATCATGGCATTCTATGGGTTTAAGACGTCGTCCTGGTGCGTTTCTAAACATCTCTCTAATGAAATCGTGTAAAGACATCAACGGTTCTGGACCAGATGCTCTGCCTCCCATAGTTTTCAATCTGGCACCTTTTGGTCTAACTCTTGAATAGTTAAAAGTTATATCTTTTCCGTCATACAGATTTCTCATCAGAGCTTTAACGGAGTCAGCCCAACCTTCGCGGTTGTCAGCCACTATATGAACATCGTTAGATGTAGAGATTAATTCTGGAACTACAGGAAGTTTAGATACTGATTCTTTGGTAACGTCAAAGCCAAAACCAGCACCACACATCAACACGTACAAACACTCTGCAAAAGACTCTATCGAATCTATAGCAGAATAACTGCAATTATACATAGTTAGATTATCTGCTTCCGCTGCTTCGCCCGCAGCCCAAAGCGCACGCATACTGGGCATAACTTCGAAGTTCAATATGGCATTTTCTATATCTCTAAACATATAGTTTGGTACCACGTCACCGCGATGTTTGCGTAAGAAATCTACATATCGCTTTACAGTTTCCGGCCAAGTCTCCCGGCGATTTTCTTCTGGGATCCAGCGTGAATAAGATCGTACGTATACGAATTCGGCGGCATCATTTTCAAAATAATTATGCATATACTTTTCCTAGCATGGTCGTCGATAAATTGTCTTGATTTTTGACGTTAGACTAAAATACTGGGATAACTTTTAACAAACAGATATATGTGGATAGGTAGCTGTTTTAAAGTGTTACAAGTCATCGTAGGCTCCGGTATCATTGGTGATGTACCTATAATAATACCAAGATGATGCCTTTAACTACGATATAAAATATTTTAGTATAATGTAACGAAAAGGAGGAATAATATGTCTGAAATTAAAGTAACTTATATAGATCATTGTGGCAGCGATATTTCAACGGTGAACGCAGCACGGGTAAGTTTCGGAAAGAAGACAAATACCCTTAAACAAAAGGATATTGAACTAATAAAATACCTAGCCGATAACCAACATCTCTCGCCTTTTGAACATCTTACGTGCACTGTAAAGATAGATTGTCCACTTTACATACGTTCGCAGATCCACCGGCATAGAACCTTTTCTTATAACGAAATTAGTCGGCGGTATACCTCGGAAAACATTACCTTTTATGTGCCACCAACATCAGATGTCCGATCGCAAAGTACAGATAACAAACAGTGCAGCGGTAGTATACTCGACGACGAAGAGGCATTCAAAGCTCTAGAAATGATAGACTCACACAATACAGAATCTTTGAATACTTACAACAAACTGTTAAAAATGGGCGTAGCTCGAGAGCAAGCCAGATCCGTTCTACCAATGTGTACTATGACTTCTTTTTATATGACTGGTAACTTGCGAAACTATGCTCACTTTCTCAAGTTGAGACTACACTCTCACGCGCAAAAAGAAGCCCGTATGGTAGCAGAACAACTATTAGAAATACTAAAACAGCAGTTTCCCGTTTCAATGGAAGCTTTAATGAGTTGCAAGACTTAAACTGTTTTCGGTTTGTGTACGGTTATTGCGGGATCTCCAACCCTACCAGGATACGTGAGCGTTGCTGCTGGTTCTTGCTGGGGTTTTTCGAACTTAGAGTAATCTAATGGTGTAGATTCTTTTGCTGGAGCTGGTTGATTTATCTGCTGATAATTTAATGGTTTGGGCTCTACTGTCGGACGGGGTGTTTGTACTGGTTTATCGTTTATAGCCGCTGGTTCATCCAAGTGGCGTTCCTTTAGAGCTCTAGCTATATTCAATGCTACACTTTTTAACTTGTGATCATTCGGTAGGGTAGTTAATTTATTAATATGGTCTACAACTATTTGTCGCTCAGGATGTCCCTCGGGTAAATATCCTTTACCCGTTACGCCTTCTATTTTATAGTTAAAGCCTTTAGCGGCCTTTTCTAACGTGTCAATCCTGTTCTTAATGGCTTTTTCACTTATCTTTTCTAAGCACATAGAAACTTCATCCATCTCAGCTTTTGATAAATTTTGTATAATAGATTGTGTGGGTTGTGCATTATCCAACAACTTAGTAACTATATCTTTAAGCTTTGAGATATCCATGTAAGTCTCCTTTGTCTAACTATATATTACCACGTGTTAAGGATAATACAGTGAATGCCATCAGTAAATAACTTCGAACTGCAAGGTGGTTAGCGATGAAAAACAGAGATGAAGATGATTCGGCGGAATCGAGCCAATTAGAACAAGGCGGAGAAATCTGGGTGCACGAGTTTACGGAAAAATCAGCCGCTGCTTTTCGTAGACAGGTTCTTAGTGAAGTTGAGCGTACAGGTCCCGAAAAACCGATAACAATCTATATTGATTCTTATGGTGGGTACGCAGATTCACTTGCCGTAATGTTAGCCACTCTAGATGAAATTCCTAACGCAGTTATAACTGTAGCTGTAGGCAAAGCTATGTCTTGTGGAGCTATACTTCTTAGTCATGGAGATGGCCGATTTTGTGAAAAATATGCACGGGTTATGGTACATGAAATATCGTGCGGAACATACGGAAATATTAAAACCTTAGTTAACGATACTAAGGAAGCTGTTCGCCTCAACAAGTTACTTATGGAGCTGCTAGCTAAGAACTGCGGAATGAAATCGTACGAAGAACTTAAACAACGCTTGAAAGAAAACGACGCAGATGAAATATGGATGAGTGCAGAAGATGCTAAAGCGTTCGGTATAGTAGACCAAATCGGCATGCCTAAGATAGTATCAGTACATAACTGGCAATGCATGCTACCTGCTGCTAAACCACCTCGCTGGGAATCGGTTCCAGCTAATAAAAAAGAGGAAAAACCCAAACCGAAACGATCGATAAAGGGAAAGAAAAAGAAGTCTAAATAATAAGACCGTTTATTTTTTGAGAGGTAAATTATGAGCAAAGAAAACGATCTGTTCGATGAGAAAAAACTAAAAGAAGTTGTTCTAAACAACGACGATATCAAGAACTTGAGAGAATTTTTTGTGCATTTTAAGGTCGAAATTATTCCCGAGTTAGAAGAAGTTTTAACTCGCTGGGAGTCCAAGAGAGAGAAAGTTACTCCACAAGATCAAGAGGATCTCAAGGTGGCACTTTGTGCTAATATGTTGGCCTCAGAACACCAGATGTTCAAAGATGAACTATTTAAACCGATTTTGGAGAACTCATCTAAGATAGTTTACGATGCTACTTTCGAGCGTGAGATTAAAAATCAACTGGCTGAAACTGAAGAAAGTAAGTAAAAATCAACGATGAGTATAATAATCTCGTAAACCTCTTAAAGGAGACACGAGATGGTAGGTGGACCTTCGGGCGTCAAAAAGACGCAAAGCGTTAAGAAAAAGACCGTATTAGTTACAGTCACATCGTTTAACGGCGACGGTCCTTATCTGATCAATCCAAAGAAATTGGTCATGGTTAGTAAAGCTACTAGTATTCAAAAAAGTGAGATAGAGGGCGAACCGGACGTAGTTACGATACTACCAGGTTCGTTTATTTGGCTTGAAGAAGGCAATGGGCGACATGTCCAAGAAGATATGTCTTACTTTGCTAATATCCTAGAATAGTTTACGCTGATCCTCCCACAGCGTACCTCTGGTTAGGGTTTCACCCACCTCATGCCCCTAATTGTATAGGGAAGTAAGCTTGTACGGGTGCGTTGCAGGTTCAGAATAGTCCACCGTTACTATCTGAACATTCGTTAAAAGTAGACCAAATACGTGTTGACAGCTCGGAACAGACGAGCACCACAACTCACGTTGGAAGCCAAAATGTTCAAAATCCATTACGTCTTGGTAGCTTTGTTTAGTGTAGTACTATCCGTATATCTAACGCTCAAGCTAGTACAAGAGGAATATGGCCCACCTATACCATTCGTATATGATAAAGTCTTAAACTCGGTTGTACGTCTTAGTGTACCTCGTGTCGGTAGCGGAACTGGTTTTTACATTGCTGCCAATGATCGCACTCTCATCATAACTAATGGACATGTTTGTGATCTATCTTTAACCAATACACTGGTGGTAATACCAAATGAGTACGCTAGCAAAACCATTTATGCAAATATAATTGAAAAATCCGATGCGTATGATCTATGCGCATTGGAGTTAGTCGATAAACCATACAACGACATAATGGCTATTAAATTAGCTGAAACATGGAAATATAGCGAACACATCTATACAGCCGGTTATCCTCAAACTAATTACTTAACTGTGGTCGATGGTTATGTAACAGGTATTACAGAATTTTCGTTTGCCTATCCATTCAAAATAAGTAAAGATTGTGTCGGTAAGAAGTTCATGTTAATTACTCAAATAGGTGTTATGAATGACAATGGATCTCTTGAAGAGGTTTGCTACTTGCGTGGTGATATGCTAACTACAACTGCCAATTCAGCACCGGGTAGTTCTGGTTCTCCCGCTATAAACAGCGATTTACAAGTTATAGGTGTTGTTATGGCTGCGTACGGCAACAATTCATACGCAGGAATTATTCCGGTAGAATATCTGCATGATTTTTTAGATAGCTTAAAGCTATAATACGTCGTTAAGACGTTGAACCTATAGAGGTAGTTTCGGGTGACTAGGGTGGGCGTGGTAAAGCCCGTAAGGATATGAGGACTTACCGTTCAAAGGAACTATCGAAAATTATAGCATAGCTTATCCAACGCTTAGTGTGGATTGACCGGGGGGAATAGACCCCTAGTCTTTTTTGGAGGATTGAGATGCAATACGTTGATAACCTGCTTAAATGTCAACCGGACGATATACTACCAGACTACACTCCCAATAAAATATTAGCAATAGTACCATTAAAAGAAAGAACACCATCAGGCATGGAAGTTGTTGTTGTTTGGGAAGACGGTCATTCATCAACATACACAAAAGACGGTAGATGCGTATGTCACGGTAGACAGAACTTTGTGTATAAACCTCGCATAGTAAAACGGTTGAAGCCGCTGCATGTAATACTTGCGGAGAATACTTACTCTATTGAGAACGACTATGTACGTTTTGCGGATGGGCATATGGAACGAATGGAACCGTTATTTAAACAGCGAGGGAATGAGAAGAGCGAACTAGTACGCAGAGGTTGGTTCTATCTGGATTGCTTTTTCGATGAAGTGGAGGAATAATGAGTGACGCTCGAATTAGAGATTTCTTAAGAGAGCTTAGGGCATTGGAAGTTAAGTACGGGCTGGAAATAGATCACCACGGAGAGTACGTAGGATATCTTAGAGACACTACTGTATCTAACAACCATTACCCGGTAGTGGCAACCTTATATGAAGATTCTTGCGTAGAGGTTGAAGAATGAAATACGTAGATAACTTATTGGAATGTAAACCGGAAGAGATTCAGTGTTCTACATCGTTATTAGAAATAGTTGCAATAGTTTCTACACCTGCTGCTCCATATGAATACAGCAAAGTAGTGATTGTTTGGGTAGATGGTTCAACTGGAAGGTTCTCATTGGATGGTAGGGCTTGTGATCGAGGCATACAATGGTTCATCTATCGCACAAAGAAAGTGAAGAGACTTAAGCCGCTGCATGTAATTCTTGCGGAGCATAAGTATATCAACGACGGTGAGAACTATACCATTATTGATGGTAATAGCTTCAACCTATCCCGCATTGTTTATAACCAAGGGAGAACGATAAGTGAAACACACTATCGATATCCCATTAGTTTTTACGAGGAGGTGGAGGAATGAATAGCTTAATACGAGGTATTATCGTTTTCTGTACTAATCCGCGCGTAGTTATAACAGTTGAGATAGCTGTATTAACTGTAATAGGAATCTTACTACTTACGGTGGTTTAAATGGCAGTTTTTGAAACTTTAGAAGCACTAGAAGTTATTACTGGATCTAAAGATAAAGAAGCTATGCTAAAGGGTAATCTTTGGGATGATGAACTTACATATCTGCTAGACGCAGCCTTGAACTTTAATCGCAAGTTCTTTATCAAGAAACTACCAGAACTTGCAGAACCCGTTCCTTGTATAGGCGGACACCTACCCCAATTTAAAAATCTATTATATAGATTGGAAACTAGACAAATTACAGGTGATGCTGCGAAGAACGAAGTTAAGGCAGTTCTCGACCAGTGTACTTTCTTAGAACGTAAGTGGTTTTCTAGAGTATTGCTAAAGGATCTGCGATGCGGATTTGGTATTTCGACATGTAATAAAGCTGGGTTTGCTATTCCTGAGTTCGAAGTAATGTTGGCGAAGGATGGCAAAGAGTGTAAAAACATAGACAAGATAATTACTTCTGGGGTTTGGGTAAGTCGAAAATATGATGGTTATCGTTGCTTGGCAATAGTTAAGCATGGTGAAGCGACCTTATATAGTAGGAATGGAAAAGAGTATGTTAACTTCCCGACGATTCAGAAAGCTCTTAAGGCGTCGTGCAATGCTGAGACAACGTACATTTTCGATGGAGAGATATTATCCGATGACTTTCAATCTATACAGCGGTCCGCTTTTGCTTCAAAAAGGGGCACAACGGTCGGTGATGTTATTTACCGTATCTTCGATTGTATTGATTCTGTAGAGTGGGAAAAACAAAGCTTTAAACAACTGCCATCTGAACGATTTGTTAATCTTACTAAGTTTTTTACGTACAATAACATTGATAGCTCGTTATCTATGGTTGAACACGTTTGGTCTACAAACAAAGAAGAGATATTACAACTAGAAAGAGATTATATAGTTGAGGGATATGAAGGTGCCATGCTACTGCCGGAGATACCCTATTATGTAGGTCGCAAGTCTAATGCAATGCTGAAGTTTAAAACCATGGTCACCATGGACTGCGAGGTAGTAGGTGTATATCAAGGAACCGGAAAATACGCTGGATCATTGGGAGGTTTACACCTTATACAGGAAAATGGATTACGGTGCGACGTCGGATCCGGCTTCGATGATACAGAACGCCGTTCAATCTTTAATGCTCCTGCTGCGGTATGTGGTCGTATCGCGGAAATTAAGTATCAAAACCTCAGCGATGATGGAATTTTACGTTTTCCAATATTCTTACGCTGGAGAGATAGTGGCAAAGATAGTGGAAAGATATAATCATGATACACATTATCAAGTGCCCGCAAGAAGAGAATAATATATATCGTTGGTATCACGATAGGATGGATACCGTAGTTTTGTGCTTCTTGTTTAGCATGTTAAAACTAGGAATAGATCCTAATAAAGTAACTATTGACAGCGTAGATAGCACTTATGATTCGTTTGCAAAATATGAACCTAGAGGTTAAAATGAAAGATAAATTATTTTGTAAACTACCGATTTTTGCGTCGGCTACATTTTCTATTGATAAACCCAGCAACTGGGACATAATGAGCAAAGCTCAGCAAGATGAATATTTCTTATCTGCTACTTCATTAAACAGAGAAGCTTCGTTATGTCATCAGTGTAGCGGACCTACCGAGACTGAGTACGAGATAGATACAATGCTAATAGAAGGCGAAGAACTAGAGATATATGAATAGAATTCGGTTAGTTTAGAAACTCATATTTGAGGGCTATAAAACACGATGAACCATGACAACGATAAAATAAAGTTTTTAGCTCGGTTTGAAGAATTAGATAACATACTGAGTGGATTACTCTCTCTATTTGTAAGTGAACAAATTATAACACAAGATGAAGCATTAACTATAAATAGTAAACCCGCATCTCAAAAGATGCAATCTGTACACCTGCTACTGAAGACCAGTGATAAATTCATGATGGTAGATTGGGAATGGGTAGTATTACCAGAAGAAAGATTGAAGTTAATAGTAGTAACGCATAACAGTGTTAAGGAGTTTACATACAGTGTGTAATAGTGCAGAAAATCGTGTAGACTTCAATTCGCCGAGTTATCTGATAACTTGTCCGATAAAAATGCGTAGAGGAGATGCTTCAAACGCTAAGAAAATCCTAGTACACTGTGAGCATTGCTATCTTCGAGATTCACTGATGGAGTTTTACTGTAACTCGGTTCGTGGTGACCATAAAGCTGCAAGTAAGGAGCGTCTGGTCAACGGACATCAAGGATGGGTGACAGGTGATTAGATGAGCAACATTATTTCCAAATTCAAGAATAAGATGCGTAGATATGTGAACACCCTAAAAAAGGCTAGAAAAGATTCACTTACTAGATGGTACTATACTACGCCTTATAAGATAATTAGAAATCCATCATATATTTGGAGTTCAAAGATTAATAGGTATCATAAACTAGTTCATTATGATGAAAAACAAAATTTAGCAGGCAGATGCGTCAACATAAGCACTGATAAAAGTGATACGTTGTTATCCTCCCAACGTGAGAGTGTCAATCTGAGAGATGATTTTATAGGCTAATATGACTAGTAAATACTAACTTTTTAATATCGTTGGTATAATTCTAATAGATATAAGGGAGTTTTCATGGATGAGTCTAAAAATAAAGAGTTCTTTCGACTGAAGAAATTAACTTCTTTTAAAGAGTTGGCTGATAATCCAGAAATGACCATCCCGCTCAGTGATTTATGTATGCAAAATCAGGAATATATTGCTCAATTTGAACATATCACAGACGATAAAGACCAAAAAACAGATATAAAACCGGGTGTCTACTCTCTAGTAGATGCTGGTTCTGGGCTAGATCTAAAGAAAACTGAACCTCGTAAAAGAAATTTATTAACTACTGTATTAAATACACAAGCGATCTTGCAAGAAGCTAAGCTGTTTTTCAGCAAATTACACATATATGACGAGCTTGATCAACCAAAGAAAAGGGGAGTACTACTGTACTCAGATCCCGGACTCGGAAAAAGTGCCGCCATATCGCAATTTATACAAGACGCGGTTGCTGAAGATGCTGGAACCGTTGTAATGTTATGGCCTACGGCAGAAGTAGACGCTTCTGATGTATCTAAGTTTTTATCGATACAGTCTGAATATACTGCCGAATGTACTAGATTAATTCTAGTAATAGAAGATATCGGTGGTAAAGTTCACGAAGGTTATGGTGGACCTAGACAAACCGATGCTGCTATGTTAAATTTACTTGATGGTATAGACGTGACGTTTAAACTGCCGTCCTTTATCATAGCTACTACAAATTTCCCGCAGAACTTGCTTTCTAGTCTCGCTGATCGCCCGGGACGTTTTGATAGATTAATAAAACTTAGTCCACCGTCATATATAGAACGTATCCAACTACTTGAATTTATAGCAAAAAGAGATTTAACTTCGGAAGAAAAGACAGCTTTTAAAGGTAAATCAACTGATGACTTAAGCATAGCCCATCTTGAAGAGATTGTAGTTAGAAGTCGTCTGCACGATAAAACTCTTGTACAAACCCTTAAGGAAATCATAGAGCACCGTAAGATGTTTAAACAGTCTTTCGAAGATGATAAAAATGGCTTAGGCTTCAAGGATTAAAATGACTAAAAATTCACTTGGCGATTACATAATGCTCGATCCTAAAGAGGTTCCAACTGTTCAGCAAATAAGTGATGCAGTTGAAGTCCTTAAGAGGTGTGAAGCAGTATTTACTAGAATGAGAACTAAAAAGGATCCGCCGCCCAAATCAATGGAGATGGTCGCTAGTTTTTTAGAAAGTTTGGTTGATTCTTATAAGAACAAGTTGAGAAATGAACCGTATGTTGGACCTACAGAAGATGATGGTAAGAAGAAACATTCGGAGTCTATTGATAAATGGCAGATTTAAGTTGACGTCGAGTCAACGGAGGCTATGTTGATACACGACAATAAGATGTTTTGTAAAGTGAGTGTATTGAATGAGGTTGTTACTATTTATAAATTAACTGTACCAAGTGGTTCGTTTACAGTTGGTTTAAATCGCTTGGCACGTGTAGTAGATGATGGTGGAGCTCAGCTTTCTCAACCGATAAAAGGTTTAAACATATCTGAGCTATTTAAGATTTTGTATCGAGACTATAGAGGTAAGTTTTCCTGGGTACCAGTAGACTCAGAAGACGATAACTAAGGAGGATATATGACTTTTAGATCTAGAAACTGGGAAACGTTGATCGCAACTCAAGATAACTTTAGGGTTGCGTATACTACCAGTTCTGTTGTTACTAAATACTTGGAAGTTACCCAAGTTCCTACAGTTGTAGTATCTATCATAGATGATGACAAAAGAAGGGTTTTTATAGGTGTATCGCGGTGTTCACCCAACGATATACATAATAAGAAACTAGGAAGAGAGATCGCTGCCGGACGAGCTCTCAAGATGTGGTGGGAGCAAGGTTCTGCATTAGAAGGATCATATCCAATGGTAGAGATAGATGAAGGCTCGTCATACGAGTTAGTAGCTGCATCTACTACAGATATAGAATTATTTTGTGATAAGTTCTTAGACAACGATGAGTCACTTGATTTTGTGGCTCAGTAGTTAGGGGTTAGTATTTATGAAGTTAAAAGCCGTCATAATCGATTTAGACGGGACTTTGGTCTCAAACCAAAGTCGGATGGCAAATCTTTATCAATTGCCAGATATATCTGGTATAGACTGGGATAAATGGAACGAAGAATCTCAGTATGATCCTCACGCTGTATGGTGCATGGAATTAGTAGAAGCTATGGCTACTAAGGGCTATCATATAGTATTTTTGACTGGACGCTCTGATTTTCCTAAGAGCAGAGATATAACAGAAAAATGGTTGCAGTCACATGTTGATGCCAATATAAAGTGGACACTTATAATGAGACCGGCAGGTGATCAAGCGGAGGACGCAGAAGCTAAATACCGTATATATTGGGATACCATAGAACCTCATTTTGATATTTTGTTTGCTGTTGATGACAAGCTGTCTAATATAGCAATGTGGCGAACACTCGGTATACCTGCTCTACATTGTGCCGATTATTAACTTTAAAGGTAACATAATGAAAAATGTCTTGTTTACGAAATCAGGTCCCAAAGATTTAAAGTCGCGCGTTACAGTAACTTTAAAACGTCTAAATGATTGGAAGTCCGAATATCATTTAAGTTGTGTCTTGTCTAGTAGAGTTGGAGTTACTATATTACATAAAGGAATAACGTTTGCTATTTTATTTACACAAAATCGCCATGGAGAATCAGCTACGTATTGGACTACATCTTGGCCAGTAGGTTTACCATCTCCAAAATATGGTAAGCAACACTCTATTAAGTATGAAGTAATAGATATTTATAACTTATATTAATTAAATATAAACTTGGCCACCTAATGGTGGCCTTTTAGTATGTGGAGTATTTATGGTTACTAACCGCGAAAAACAACTAAAAAAAGTTATAAGTACGAAAAAACAAGAAATTATAGATTTAAATAACGAGATAAATAAACTAGCGACTGACGCTGCTGAAATGGTGGAAAAGATACAAATTCTTATACAAGGGTTCGAGAAAGCTAATAAGGTTTCATTTCAAGAAGCTGCACAAGCATTAAAGATATGGGATATAGAGGATCAAGATGTTAGCGAATAATAATATGGAGTATTGGGTCGCTAGGAGAGTCTTATATAACTTCTTAGCTATGATATATAATATAGGTATAGACAACCAAGTATATTCTCCGTGGATGACTTGGGTTAATGATGAGACACTTGAATTACGTATTCAACAGTGCTTTCAAAAGATGAATATACCTTGGTTTTGTTATTCACTCTTAACTTCAGTTGGGGATTCCTCTACCACTATTACATTCGGATCATATTCTTCTTCAGGTACTGATATCTCAATCTTAGAGAGTCCAGATTTATAGGATCGACGATATAATTCTTTGGTTAATTTAAGAAGCGATTTCTTATCTGGGTGTTGACTTAGTTGAGCTACTCGCATTTTGCGCAAGTTACCGCGCTTACGGGGCTCTATGATCTTGTCAGCCAATCCCAACGACACCGCTTCGCTGGCAGTTAGCCATACATCACGCTTAACTAGATCTGCCCAGAACTCCTTTGGCATGCGAGAGTTATCAGCAAACATCTGATTGCAGCGTTCTTGTATATGCTTTTCATGATCAGCAGATATATATACATCAGTTATGTGACCACCCATAGTGGTCTCGCCAGCATCAGAGTCGTGTACCAAAATATAGGTATTAGTATATAAATATCGCTCGTCACATATAGCCATAACCCATACTGCAGCTGAGCTTATATTACCTCCACCAAAAAACTTAAACTGGCAAGGTGACGCAAGAATAGTATCTATCAAGCGGAACATGCGGTGGGGATCCCCACCATCTGAGTCCATATGAAGTTCTATAGGTTGAGATGATTTAGATTCCATTATATGAATAGCTCGTACCGCTAGCTCAACAGTACGCCATGATATCTCTGAGTATTCGTCACTCTCAGATGAAGTAGTACTTCCACCGAAATATATGCGACGATGAGCGATATCGATACCTTTATCTAGTATCTCTTCGACGTTGGTACTCGGTTTAGCCATTATGTCCTCCTAACGCTTCTAGAAACTATTATACCGATGTATATGGTGACTAGTACCGATGATATGAGTTTATATAATACAGCTATAATAAGTTGATTTTAAATGAAAAAACATAAATATCATACTGATAAAGTTGATCAAGCGCTGAAACTAGCTAAAGTGACTACTACTTTATATGGTTTGTGTTACGGACACAACCAGTCGCTGTTAGCAGTCTTAATTTTTAAGATTTTTTACAAACTGGATGTTATCTCTGAAGAAGAGATAAATGGTTTAATACAGTAACTATAAAGTAGAGGATGACATGAGATCAGCGTACAAAACAGAAACTATCGAAGAGTTCTTGGCTCGCGGCGGCGAAATCAAGAAATATCCAGCAGTTAAACCAGAAGAAAACGAGGAGTGCATCCGTGCTACTCCACAATCGACTCAAAACTTGATGTCACTTGACGAAGGTGCGCATTTCTTTAGCGAGCGCAAAGAAAAGAAACTACGCAAGAAAAAAGATCCCCTTAAAGGCATCGATGTATCTAAGTTGCCAGCTAATATCAAAGCTATGTTTAATCTATAGGTGTAGGAGATGTACGAACAACCTAACTCACCATACTGTTTGCAGTACAGATACCGGCAATATCTAGCGCTTATGGGTGTGGCCGATGAAATACCAAACGAAGTTTTTAGTATAGGCCACCTTCCTAAAATGAACCACTCTTATAAACATCGCAAACGAGTTTCACTAAACACACAAAATTTAGTGTATTTTATCAATATCTTATATACAATAGGAATTATAAAATGTCCAAGTTGGGATTCTCTAACGACAATGAAGCTAATTCAGCAGACGAGCTATCGTCACTGCCGATAGAGTTAAATACAGTAGAAGTTCAGCAACTATTAGCAATCTTAAAGTTTGCGGTTAACGCTGCTGAGTCATTGGGCAGTCATGAAACTCTCATTAATACCCCTACTTCTGAACGCATGATGGAGTATGCTAAAGTAGCTAACCAATTGAAAAACAAGATTGATATGTTAATAATCATGGCTAACAAGCCGGATAAAGATAGTTTACACTGATGTGGATAATATACAAAGTACAGTTTCCGAACGGCAAGGTGTATATAGGACAAACCAAAGATACACTTGAAAAACGAAGGAAGAACCATTGGAACGATGCAAGCTATGAACTTAAGAAAAATATACACTATAAGTTCCATGATGCATTACTTAAACATGGTTTTAGTCCGAATAACGACCAATTAGAGTGGTATATAATCGATAGCGCCAACTCTATAGAAGAAGCTCTTCAAAAAGAAGCTAGTTATATCGAACAATATGACTCTATAAACAATGGATATAACTGTCGAACGTCGCAAAACGGTAAAGGTTTTGTGGATGACAATACTAAACAAAAAATAGCAAATAAAGTTGGTCCATTAAGCAAAGAGATGTGGGAAGAATCTGGAAGAAAAGAAGAAGCTTCAGAGCGCATGAAATTAAGGCACGCCAATGGCTTAATGGATGAAGCTAAGATAAAAAGTACAGAAGTTAGGAGTACGGAGGAGCAACGTAAACTTACATCTGAAGATAATGTTAAACGTTATTCTAACTTACAGAAACGCAACGACATGGCTAGAAATCACGGTACAAAACCTTTTTTAGTTTATAAAGGCGATGTTTTTATAGGTCGATTTGAGAACATACACGAAGCTTATCGACAACTAAACATACCTAATAACGGACACATATCGACCATTTTAAAACGTGGTAAAGGCACTTTATACGGCTATAATTTTGTGTACGAAAACCGATCAGATGATACATCTACAACAAGGGAGGAAACATGAAAGCTAGTAGAATTCCAGAGATTTTAGATCTTGCAGTTGCTGCGAGAAAAAACAACATGCAGTTTAACCCGCTTTTTAAAGGCGGAGCTGGTGTAGGAAAGTCAGAAGTTTGTCAGCAGTGGGTTCGTAAAGAGCGCGAGGCTGATGAAAACTTCGGTTTCATCGATCTTCGTCTGGCATATTATGAAGCCCCAGACGTTATTGGATTTCCGACAACTGATAAAGATGCTAGTGGTCTTCTAAGAACACATCATTGTCTACCTGATTTCTGGCCTACAAGCGGCAGTGGTTTGATCCTTTTAGAAGAGATCAATCGTGCCACTACCGGCGTCACCAATACCATGATGCAACTTCTAACCGACCGTAAAGTCGGTCCATATTATGAACTACCTCCAGGTTGGATCGTAGCTGGCTGTATCAACCCAGACGATGCAAACTACGACGTTAATGCTATGGATACCGCTCTTTCGGATCGCTTTGAGATCTTTGATATAGATTATGACCACATGACGTTCGTAGACTATATCGAATCTAAAAAGTGGAACGAGTGTGTTCTTCGCTATATCAAATCTGGTGCTTGGACATACAAATCTGCTGATTCGATCAGTAAAGACGGCAAGTATATCTCACCACGTACTTGGTCTAAGCTCAATGCTGCCGAAGTTTCCGGTGCACAAGCTAATCGTCAACTTCACCGCACGATCTGTCAGAGCATTCTAGGCAAACATGTTGGTAACGAGTATTGGAAATCGTGCTGGGACGACGCTCCAGTAACAGCGCAGGATATTCTTCGAGATCGTAAAGCGGCACTGAAGAAGTTGAAAACACAGAGTCAACCAGATACATATCAAGGCGATCGTATCGCAGTGACTGTAGAGAGTATCATTCAATACTACGGTGGATGGTTTAAAGGTCAAAAAGATGATAAAAACCAAGAACTACCGGAGAATAAAGAGTTGATCGATGAACCAACGATGGCAGAGATAGCTAGTATCATCCCATCTGATCAAGCTCTGGTATTAGTTAAAGGTTGTGGTTATGCTGCTTATAAAGGAGCTATCACTAACTTTTTCCGCGATTTTAGTGCTAGACATCCAGAGTGTGTCGATGTACTACGGTCAAATATTAGAGTTAACCGAATTGAGAAAGATAAGAAATAGTGAAACGCTGTAATAAATGTTTTATGTTAAAGGACGAATCTGACTTTAACAAGAGAACATCCAGCAAAGACGGTTTAAGAACTATCTGTCGCTCGTGCGACAATGCGAATTCCAAACTATGGAAACAGAAGAATAGAGAGCACGAGCGACAGATAAATAAGAAATGGTATCAAGATAATAAAAAACACAAACTAGCCCAAGAACGTCAACGGAGAATAGACAAACCAACATATTGGCGCGATCTAGAAAGAATCAAAAGAAAAACTAATATTAATTTTAAGTTACGCCAAGTGTTAAGATCGCGATTAAATCACGCTTTAAAAGCTGGTACGAAAGGTGGTTCTGCTGTTAGAGATCTAGGATGCTCAATCGAAGAACTTAAGCTATACTTAGAATCTAAGTTCTATCCGCATCCTCTTACCAGAGAAGAGATGACCTGGAGTAATTGGGCTGGAAACGAAGCGGGATGGCAGATCGACCATATACAACCATTTGTTAATTTTGATGTTAGTGACCCTAATCAAGTTAAGGTGGTGTGTCATTATACGAATTTACAACCGCTGTGGTACATAGACCACAGTGCTAAATCCAATAATGAACATACTAAAAAGGACTAGTAATGAGTACGACCAATGATAGGTTAAAAGTTCATGCCTCTCAACTGGCTTTACTTAAAGTATTACTAAAAGATAACTTCGCAACAGAGTTTGGAGATGTAGTTTTAAACTTCAAGCAACACTTAGAGTCTAAACGCGCAAAAAATCAGAGATCTACCAGCAAATCTTATGTACTTTCATGCGGTTTAAAGGTTAAGTTCAGAGCTAATTTCTTCACTAGAAACATTGTCGAAAATAGCTTGATATCCTTAACTATAGATAAGTTTAACGAATATAAGGAATACGAATTTGACACGGTCCTTAGATGGTTCGAAACATCCATCATAGAAAAGACTTTGTTGAACGATTAACCATAATTGTCTTTTTACATTAACCGATTATAGGAGTATATGTAATAAAGATTGCGACCCCCAACAAAGAAAAGGAGGCCACAATGAAACGGCTTTTTATCGCAACAATCTTAATCATTAGTGCATGTGACCAAATCTCAAATTTTTCAAAGGCAAAAGAACAACCAATTAAACAAATACAAGGTGAAATTACCTTTGCAACAGCACAACAGCAACAACAAGCTTTAGACCAAGAGCTAGGTGATCATATCATCCGCACCATGAACCATGTTAATTCTCCGTTAACCCCGATTAAGCGCCAGCTTCTCGCTCAGATGTTAGTACAAGTAGCCAACAATACATTTGAAACTATGGATCAAAAGAAAGATTGGATAAGAGTTTTGGGTATCGAGTCAAAATTCGATAATACAGCCAGATCACCAGTAAATGCTACAGGAATAGGGCAAATAATGCCTCAGTTTGTTCTAACTTTTGGAAAATACTGCGGCCTAAAAGGATTAGTAGAATCTGACGTTGAAGATGTATTGGTGAATACGACACTTAGTGCATGTGTTTGGAGACGTATGCTAGAGACCGTTCCCGATCACTCAGTTATACTTGCTTTGTCAGCTTATAACTCGGGACCATCTTCTTCATCTACGAAGAACATACAAAAGTTAGGTAGTGCAGTACCAGAAACAGCGAACTACATAACACGCTTCAGTTATTTAAAAGAAGTAACCGATAATCCAAAAGATAAAGCGAATGGCAAAAACTCGTATCATGGCAAGTAAAGTTATGAGAAAAAGTTACAAATATCCTGCGCTTACACCCGGATTAGTTATAAATGAATGGACTTTAATTAGTCCTGTTGTTAATCGTACAACTCATTGGTTATGTAGATGTTCATGTGGCAATAAACGAGAAGTTAACAAACAAACATTAGCTCGTGGTGATTCTAAAAGATGTTCAAGTTGTGTAGCTATTGAACTCAATAAGAGACGTTTATATAAGCGAAAGCCTTCTGGCGAAGCTGGTTTAAACAGATTGATAATAACTTATAGAGCTCAAGCTAAAAAACGCGGTTTATCTTTTTCCCTTTCTAAAGAAAATGTTCGTCTACTTACTGGACAGCCTTGTACATATTGCGGTTGTGAACCAAATAGAACTGTTTTTTCAAGTGATTCATCATGTCGCGAAGGTTTGAAAGAACATACTAGTTATTTATATAATGGTATAGATAGATTAGATAACAGTAAAGGATATGAACTCGATAATTGTGTCTCCTGCTGCAAAGAATGCAACTGGGCTAAAAACAAAATGTCAGTAGATGAATTTACAGCGTGGATAAAGAAAGTTTTTATACATTTAAACCTAGATAGCAAATAACTTCTCCCCTGAAGTTGATATACGTACGCCGATCGAGCCAAAACGCTCGATCGGCATTTAACTTTGAGATACATATGAAAAGCTTCAATACAATGTTTAGATTTGCTATGATGGACTTTGGATTTTGTACATATGTTGATTTTAGCTGCGACGAGTGTCCATGTCCACATTGTTACGAAGTACAACCTTCTGATTTTTTTCGCATGGCTAAATTAGCAACTAGCAATAACTATTCCGAATCACAATCGCACTACCTGTATCACTTATATGCGATTATCGACCGTATGGAAATCAAATGACTAATAAAGATATTAAAACATTGAAGATAATACTAGCAGATAACGGTCGCTGTCTTAGTGTTCTATGCGAAAATTGTTTGTTTGCGATAGGTGACAATAAAGCATGTAAAGCTGATTATATACCCGATAGTTGGTTTATCGCTTACATAGGTTCCTTTATGGATAAAAAGAGTCCTTGGATACATGACATAGCTGAAGATATACATAATATAAGTAAATTGATGGTTGTGATAGGGCATATAGTCGATGACGAATATTCTTGGCATTAACAGATAGGTTAATAGATGTCTAACAAAACTATAAAAATAGCTTTCGACGTAGATGGTACTTTAATCCATCTTGCTGGAATGCTGGGTGACACACCCCGATATGAAATAATAGCAATATACAGTAACTTCGAAAGGTTAGGGTGTGATATGTATGTATGGTCTGGCGGAGGTATAGATTATGCAACTAGATGGTGCGAGAAACTAGGACTAGTTCACGCCAAAGTTATAGCTAAAGGTTCTATGATAATGGACGTCGTGTTCGACGACGAAGCGGTGTCACTAGGCCAAACCAATATACAAGTGTAGGAGTATATATGCGGTTCATAGGTGTTGTTCGAGGATACGACAAAGATAAGGGCACATTCGTACTTAGGCATTTAGCTGTTAATAGTATGAATATGTTTGAAGTTTATTGTACTTTTTGCCCTACGAGCTTGCCGATCAACCATAAATTGATAATGTGCTCGTTTACTAATAGTACTTTACTATATATCGAGGGAGAGTTCCTTGTCAAAGAAGTGGATATCAATACACGCTTTTTAGTCTCATCAGTCAGTAAAAATGGTCTTGGATGGTGATATGGATATAATAGAAGAAGCTATAAACTGGGATCCAGTAGATTGTGCTCATTTTGCTCTATGGTTAGCTAGTACTTTTAGTAGTAATTCTAAGACTCTGATACATCGAGCTGAACGATATTTATCTAAACCAAACCCATTAGAACATGATTTCTTGGTGAGAGAAGCTGAATCTCTATATGTGCCTGAATATGCAGTATATGCTGCAGTAATCACCGCAGTTAGTATATCTTCTGTAGATAGATTGACATCATACCATAGTTTATTAAACTTGTTGCAAAGCATAATTTACTTCCGTAATGCCTCAGCCGAAGCATTATATACAGCATACACTAATGCTTTAGCGGAAAAATTACTGTTAACCGAAACCGATAATATTGTCCCCTAATCAACGGAGGCATAACATGGCTGGTTTTAAAAGTGATAAAGATGTTAGTAATATTAATAAGTTAATGGCAGAAGAGGATGTTTCCGCAGAGCTGATGCAGCAATGTTTGCAGACTGCTATTTACAACGTCAGTACGACACATGTGTTTATTTCTGGCATTTTGCAGTGCTTAAACATCTATTATACCCACATGGTACCGACAGCTGGCGTTATGTTTAATGCAGACCAAAAACGGTGGGAATTGGGTATAAATCCCCATTTCTTTTGCAAGAAACTAAATAAAGAACAAAGAAAAGCAGTACTTCTGCATGAGATTGCACACTTAACCAACAAACATCCCTTTCGTGTTCCTTTTCTAAAGATACATAAAGCCAAACGAACCCTAATGAACATAGCTGCCGATATGGCTATTAATCAATATATTAAAGATCTTCCAAAGGGTTGCAATGAGTGTCCTCC